ATATGATCAACTGTATCTCCTTCTAGTCCACAGCGTTGGCATGTGTGCTGGTCGCGCCTTAGTATGCGCTCTCTTATCTTACGCCATTGATAACTAGATCCATTGGATAGAGCTGACTTCTTAGCCATCAATGCCAACCCTTATCCTTCCAATGCTGTAGTGCTATACAAGGCTGACCATATCTATGATCTATGTATGCAATACCCCATTGTACTTGCTTATACCCATCAACCCTTGCAAGGTACTGACTACGTCCTTGAGGTATTCCATGATGAGAACCATTCTTAGCATTCTCTCTCCAATTGCTTTCCTTTGTATATAGAAGCTCTAAGCAGTTAAATTGATCATAATTATAATTGAGTAAATGTAATGCAAATTCTTTGTGTGTTACATATTGCACTGGTTTAGAGCCACCTGCACTAGGCACTAGAAATAGAGATATCCCAATAGCTACTAGCACCCCGCGAGCTACGCCCTTATAGGGCTCGCGGTGAGCCTTTGAGAGGCTCTGCGCCGTTAGCGTACCATGGCTGTCAAGTTCATTTGTATAAGTGCTGGTCAGATCGCGTGTCGCTTTCATAATGTCTCCTAATCAGTTGCCTGTGGATAACTTCTGTGGATAACTATTAGCCTAGTTGCACCCATCTTAAATGGATTTGGCTGTTGCGATAATGTCTTTCGAGGATACTTTCCAACCCTTTGTCACTAGCTGCATTAACTGTTACACCGCATCCACAAGTGTATGAATAACCATAAGCCATTAGTCCTTACCCCATCCTGTGCCTTTGAAGTGTATTGGATTAGCAGCTATGACCTTAACCATAGGCTCATTGCAGAATGTGCATGGAATTAGCGGTCTGTCATACCATCCATGTGTAACCTCATTTGTGAGATCGCATTGAGGACATCGATAGTCGTAGGCTGGCAAGTTAGGCACTTCCTTATCATGTAAGCCCCACAGCCTGTGCAGCGGTCAATGTCTGCTTCTGTGGGTTCGTTATCAATATGACCGTATTTAAGTTGTAGTAATGGCAAGAGATCCTCTAGACGGATGATGGCGGCATACTCACGCGCATCCTCACCTTGTCCGTTGAGTCTAATGACTCCGACTCCGAGTTCCCCCGAAACGGATGTACGAGCCTTCAATTGCTTTAAGTAGGCTAGGGGTTGAAACCCTGATCTAGCCTTAACTTCTACGTCAAAGGGGACGTTCACAATATCCTTGCCATTACCTCTCCCGACAGTTGCACCGCTCCACACAGTTGATAGGTACTGTGCGACTACGCGTTCTGTCCGGAAACCTCTGTGTTTCCTTGCTTGACTAGCCATTAACTGCCTTGCACTTACGGCATTGCCATGCTCCTACTATTGGCTGATCATCCTTAAACTTAATCTCTGCAATGATGTCATGAGCAGCTGTAGCCTCATTACACAGCTGACAATTGATAGTGTCAAACAATGGCACATCTTCTAAGTTAGTCCATGCCCCAGTTGTCTCATCAAAGTATTCTACAAAGCCCATGTCAAGCCCATTTCTTTTGAGGCTCGAACTTGCCATCTGAACCCAGCTGATACCAATTCGTAGCGCACTTGGCTTCGCCTGTGCGTGGTGCATAGCCACAGAAGTATCCACCCCATGCCTTGCCATTCTTCTCACCCTCACGCCATGTCATATGTCCATGCTGGCAAGATGGTGGCTCGACTGCTTCCTGTGTGCCAATAATTGCTGTGATGTTCTCCATAGCCTTCTCAAGCGTGACTGGAGCATCTACGACCTTGTTATATTGACCAACAGGAGTTGTCCAGTAATCCTGTTCCTCTGGCTGTGCTTGTACTTCTGCAACGCTAGGCTTCTCAGGCTTCTTAGCAACAACCTTTGTCATCTCTTCTCGGCTTGGTCGCTTTCCTTTAGGCGCATAACCTGCATTTGCAAGTGCTCTGCCGATCGCCGAAGTCTCGCAATTCTCCAATGCTGAAGTCTGATTAACACCTCTGCTAGTAACTGTTTCCTCAGCGTACCCTGTTGCCCATGCAACGCTATCTTCAGTATTCTTAAATAGATAAGCCTTAACAATGTATCGAGTTGCCTCGACCACTTCAAGCTCTGTTGCAATGCGGAATGATGGATAATCTTTAATAAACTTCTCAAGACGAACCTCCACTGGCTCATAGTCGGCTAAATTAAACATTTGTTTTCTCCTTCTGCGTTGTGTCAAAGTCTCTAACACGCTGAATATCTTCAGAAGTCAAACACTGACAAATAATCATTATTCTGTTGTCAACCACTTTAATTGCCTGACCTTGTTTGTGACATGGAATCAAAACATTCTTAAACATAAAGTTCGTTCTCCTCTGTTGCCAGTTGTCCGCCTAATGCGGCATAAGACGCCATATCTACCCAATGATCGAGCTTCTGGGCTGACTGATTAGTCCTGGCAAGTTTAACGAGGACCATGATCCCTGCCACTTGATAGTCGTGTATTGGTGTTTGTAGGTATGCGCTGAGGAGCATTGCGGTGTGTGACAGGTTATCCGAAGGATGACCATATGATAAGCCACGCTCAGAGATCGTGTCTGTTGCTGTGAGTAGGATTTCATTTGCTTTCATTCTTCCCAGAACTCCTGACGGCTTACTGAACGCCCTCTGTGGTAACCCTCGCGTAGACCCTTTTGATATGAGTGTCGCTGGACATCAACCAATACAATAATAAAGCCAACCACCATGCCGAATATGCAGATGATTAGCAGCTTGTCTGTGTTGCTCATTACGCTCCCTTTCCAGCGATATCTTCGCTGTTGGGATTAGTGTGACATAGCCTGGAGACTTATTTGGGATATTTTGGTAACGACTTGATAACGATTATCTGGCTCGCCCGTAGCACTTTCCAGCCACAATGAATGTGCCGTCCTTCTCAATGTTGATCAAGTCCACCTGAACCTTAGACTTGTTTACATAGATGATTGCAAAAGCCTGTTGCCAGTTAGCAACGCCCTTGGTGTATGCAGCTTGCTTAAAGTCCATGAGGTTGCCTACCTCGACACCGTGCAGAACACGCCCTATACGCCCTCCAGATGCCTCTGAGAAGGCTGAACGCCCTGCTCTGTGAGTATGTCCTGAGATGACATTCTTGCCATGCCTACGAGCCGCTTCTAGGGCTGATAACCCGCCCTGTGGCTTAATTGGCGTGTGGTCTCCATGTACTGCAATCCAACCTGGTGCGATTGGCATTGGGTTCTTATGAAAGGTAATACCTAACTCATCAAAGCGCATAAACTTCTCAAAGCGCAATTCTGGCAATGCCCCGAATGCTGGGACTTTAGCCATGATTACATTATATAAGCGATCCGTATGATTCGATCTTATGCAATCAGTTACGCCTAACTCCCACAATAGATCCACAGCTTCATTGCGGTCATCGTCTAGGGTTTGAGCATAAGAGCCCATGCGACCTTCTTCCCACTTGGATATCTGTGGAAGATCGATCTCATCACCGATAGTAACTACTTGATCGGGCTTAAACTTCTTTATAAATGAAGCAAGGTTGCGCGTGGCAACCCTGTCATGGTACGGAACTTGTAAGTCTGAGACTACAACAATTCGCTTAATCGTCATCCTCATCATCCTCGTAATCGCCAAACTTCTCTGGCTCGATTTGATCTGGCAAGATCCAACCTGGATAAGACTGAACATCTGTAATCATAAACAAGGCTAGACCTTCATTAAAGCCAGCCTTGCGTAATGACTTGTAATACTCATGCAGCCCAATGCAGTAAGCATCGAGCTTTGAGTAGCCTTGATCCTCTAGTGCTTTAGTCTGTTTTCTTGCCATGGGATAATTGTCACTTCTCTAGTATTGAAATGATTGTATCGACACGCGCTTCTAAGCGAGTAACTTGGTCACGCAAAGATGATCCGCTATTTGGCTTTAACTCTGCCAGATAGTGCTTGACCATCCATCGAACAGCAACAGAGAATGAACCCACAATTGTGGTTACTGCTGCTGCTCCAGCGGCTAGGTTCTCAGGATTCATTCTTCAATAGAGGCTTCTCTAGTCTTTTTATTTTCGACACGCTGAGCGTATTCGCCAAGACCTAGAGTAGATAGAACGAACATGACAGCAGCATTTGGATCAACATCTGGGCTAACCAGAGTCACCACTAGAACGACTGTGGATGACACCCATGCTGCAATGCGTACTGGGTGCTTACGAGCTAAGTCCTTAAGCTTCTTCAATTACTTCTCCTTCGATTGGTTCGTCTGGGATGTCGATGATTTCAACGATGTTGTCATTTGGCTTGGTTGGGTCATAGCCGCCAATGCCGTAAGTAATTTGTTTCATTATGATTTCCTTAACGCGACTAAGTAGGCATTTGATGAACCTTGGGATGCACTTGCGGTTGCGAATCCAGATGAAACATTCACAGATTCACTACACATATTAAACGTAGCTGTTGGAAATGAACCAGAATCATTACCAAAAAATGACCCATAAAAAGTTGTATTAGCTCCTACAACCGAATAACCATTAGTAGTTGCGCTTGTTTGTGTGTTTGCTGCAAGCCAATACCAACCCTTTGTTAAGGCTTGGCTTATCGTAATTGCGTATGCTGTATTTGATGCAGCTGGAGCAACTGTTCCAGCATCTAACAAAACTGTTCCTGGATCTGTGCTACTAGCAAAGTTGAAAATACCCAATCGAACTACTCCACTTCCTACGAAAGTGCCGCTTGTGCGAATTGCTATTCTGTCAAATGTCGCATCTTCCCAGACGTAAAATGCAATGTATCTGGTGTTATTTGCTGGGATTGTTGTTGATGCGTTAATTTGAGTAACTGGTACTGTGTAATATCGATTGGAAACAAAACTAGGTGGAGTTAGTCCACCACCGCCACCAGCCGAAGGAGTAGTCCATTGCGTGTTGTAATCTGTTGAGTCAATCTTAGATAAGACCTGCCCAGCAGTACCGCCTACAACTACACCTGCTCCTGTTGCGCCTGTTGCACCTGTCGCGCCTGTGGCTCCTGTTGCTCCAGTAGGTCCTGTATCTCCAGTATCGCCTTTAGGACCTTGAGGACCAGTATCACCTGTATCACCCTTATCACCCTTTGGACCAGTCGCTCCAGTAGCACCAGTTGGACCTGCTGGACCTGTGTCTCCTGTGTCTCCCTTTGGACCTTGCGGACCTGTTGGACCAGTAGCACCTGTATCACCCTTAATGCCAGGATCACCTTGTGGACCGCGCTCACCAGCTGCGCCTGTGTTTCCAGTTTCACCCTTAGCACCTTGTGCGCCACCTGCACCTGTTGGACCTACTGGACCTTGAATACCTTGTGGACCTTGTGGACCCACTTCTCCCTGTGGTCCTTGTGGTCCTTGTGGTCCTTCTGGACCTCCCGCTGGTCCTGCTGGACCTTGTTGTCCTCTAGGACCGGGGAACAGGTTATTAGAGCTGATTGTAACTCTAGCCATTATTTGCCTCCGAGCATTGGAATCTTAAAAAACGACGAATCATTGTCCGCACTCTTGTCAAACGAGACATGGATGTGCGCTGTGTGTTTGTTGAATCCTGTGTACTTAACCCATCTCCAAAAGGATTTGCGTGAGCAGATTTTGCCCATGTGGATAATGTAAGTAATTCGTCTAGTGGATTTTGCATATTCTCGAAGCTGATCTGCAAGATATACGGAAGTTCCCTTTGCCCTGTCGAGGTCAGAGTCAATGTCGAGGGCGCGTACCCATCCTTGAGCATCTGGATTGTGATCAGACTTGCGCGTAGCGTGTTTGCTATCACCGATCCACCCATCGGAAGCTCGATCTCTATCTGGGAAACAGTCATCGATCTGCTCTCTGAGTTGGATTCCAGACTTGCTCAGTCTTGGTTTCATTACGCAGCAAATACCTTGATTGTTCCTGCTGTAAATGTGCCACCTGATAGCGTTAAATCGAAACGATTGATAACGGCTGTGTTAGCCCATGTGGCATTAAATGAGTTTCTAGGATCTGCGCTTCCACCACCTGCTGGAGCGAATCCAGTAGCAACCTTGTAAATAGGTTGATCTGCTGCTGTAAATGTCAAATCAAAAGAAACAGATCCACAAAATGCACCGACTGGAATAGAAGTGTCTATGTGAGTGCCTGAAACATCGTAGGTATAGAAATAATTTGATGCTGTGTCATTGTTGAGTGTGAGTTGAAAGATTGAACTTGTAGATGTCGAAATCAAATTGACACCCACGATACGCAATTTACTACGCGCTGGAATACCTGAAAGAGTCACAGATGAACCTGAGGTAACTGTTGCTGTTGCTACTTCATTCCAAGTGTCTGGACCTGCTGGAGGAAATGCTCCTACACCCATTATGCAATCTCCATTCCACAGATATGGAAAGCGACATCGGTAGATGATGCTCCACCTTGGATTGTGTCTGTTGCCACTAGAACCTGCTTTATGTCAAATGAGACAAGCGAGTTTGCATAGATTGTTACTGCATCTGAGATCTTTACGCCATCAAGCAAAAGAGTGAAGGTACGAGTGCTCGAACCATTATTCGACACGACCACGTTAGTCACGATTGTTGTCGTGGCACTTGGAGTCGTGTAAAGGGTTGTGGTCAGAGTAGTAGTTGCAGCTCCTCTGAAAAGGACTTTAGGTGTATTAGCCATTAGTAAGCTCCCATCAATGAAGCGATTATTTGATCTTGGACTGTGCTGTCAGCTGATGAACCAAGGGTACGGATAGCCGAAGCACCATTCTTGACCAATGCTGTATCGTCTGGAGTGACCCAGCCAAAGTTAGTTGTCGTTGCCATTCATCGCTCCTAGTCGTATGTAACCCATTGTACCGCAGCACCCACCGCATTCCATGCAAGCGCAGGAGATACATCCTGCCAACGTGTAGGCTGGATTGAGTACGAGGATTCGCTGGTTGTAAGTGAGATAACGGCTTGATTGCGTGAGACTTGTAGAATCCAACCCTCAACGAAGCCGTAATAGTTATTGGGAATTAGTGGGACTGGAAGCCCTGAGATGGATACTGCCTTGCCCATGTTCATCTGGAGTAGTTCATCGAGGTCAGCCGAGGACACATTAGGGCTATCTAACTGGACTGTAAAGGATGACATGTTAAGTCTAGGGATTGAGCGTAGTCCGACATACTTATCAGCCAATGACTGAGCCTCTGACATGTGCTCTAGCTCTGTGCTAATGGTTGCCCCTTGAGGACCATATAAAGCCTCTGACGAGGCATCTGAGGCTGTTACAACGGCATTGGCTTTGTAAGACAGGCTGATTGAGTTAAGGATGTCTCCAAGGCTCTTATTCGAGGATACTGATCTCCAAAGGATGTAATTCTCTGGGATAGCCATGTAACCATTGGCAGCGACATCGATGCTACGTCTGGACTCATTGGCAAAGCCGACTTCGCCCTGTGGT